CCATAAGGCGTATCAGGATAATCTTTAACAGGGGATGAAGCAAAGTCTCCCGAAACGCACTCATGGACATATTCAATGTCCCTGTAAGTGGTTTCGCTTATTTCACCGTCAACCCATGTATCTGTTTTAACCTTAGCCCTAAAGGTAACGGTTTGCCCAATCCAAGGGCGGTGGTTATTGCTACATTCGGTGGTATCAATTTCCACGTGTACCGCCATCCCGGGCGGATCGAGGTCACCACGGTATTCAGTTGTAAATTGAAAATCCATATTACCAGGCGATGTTCCAATAAAACCATTCGTTGGGAAAGGGCCTTTGCCGAGCCATTCATTAAAGTCACCTAACGGAACGGCCTGATAGACACCTGAGTCCTGACCGTCAAATACCCCCGACCTTGGAGCATTGCACCCTGACGTGAACTCAGTCATTTCGTAATTAGTAAAATCGCCTATATAACCTTGTCCACCTACGGGAGCCAAAGGAGTATACGGCGTCCAGATAGGTTGATATTTGTTAACAAAATCTGTGTCAGGTCCGTACATTAACATTCTAAACTTAAACGAAGATGGCGTCATCGGCCTGAATATCTCGGTAGCCATAGTTAAACGCGGTAGAAGAAGTACGATGCCGTGTTAGGCGAAGTGAACTTATGGCGCTGTGACCAGAGTGATCCAGTGACGAACTGATTAACCGTTGGCGGTGCTTCATCCACTCCGGCCACAATCTCGGCCAGCGTGATATAGCCGTAATCGTCGGTATCTACGGGGGTGGAAGCCGCCGTCTCGATGGTAAGCGTGTCGCCCGGGTATGCTCCAGAGGTGTTGGATATCTTCAGGTAAATCATGCCGCTTGAGGCCGTAATCTCTGACTCCATATTGTCGGGCACGTAGTCGTTGAGCGTGCCGGGTTGAACCTTCCACTTGCCATCCTCGGAGCCTGGATAGACCGTGAAGGGTGGTGTACTTGGCTCGGAGGTGATTTCCCCTCCATCGTAATTAACAGGGATAGCGGTGGCCCCAGTCATGTTAGACATGCCGCCTGTTATGACGTCGCCCGAGAAGTCCGTACAGGCTACGCATTGCGCCTTGTTTGCAATCTGGTCCCACTCGGCCGTCTCGTTGACGTTATACGGATCGTCGGTTTCGGCCTCTCCTATGACGTTGCGCAGCTGAACCATACCCGTCTGCGTTGGCGTAATTAGGTCAATGCTACCGGTATGGTATTGAGTAATCTTAAAGTCATAAGCGTAGTGCGTAACGCTACTCGTGTTAAAGGTAAGCTGAGGCAGATTGATGCCAGATAAATTGTTGCAGAATGTAACGTAATACGACCCTGCACTTGTTTTGCTGACTTCAACATTACCCGCAATCGGGATGACCAATGGAACTGAATCAACCGTAATCGTGATGTCAGGGATAGAGTTTAGGCACGCGGCAAGTGTCAGCTCGTCGGAGTATACAGGTACTGACCCACTCCAAAAGGTCGTGACCGGGAATGGTATGACTGAGGTATGGGTGCCGCAACTGATGTAAGCAGCACCACCCGAAGCTTTGCCGACAAGACTGATGTGCTGAACTTGGTTTTGAATGAGCGGGATGGCAACGCGCTCGATGCTTCCGACCATAGAAAAGGAGTTAGACTCAGCGGTGATCGCGGCGATAGCCTTGTAACTATAACCCAACTTACGGGGGTTTAGCCAGGAGGTGTGACCGTGGCCCCAATCTTCGTCCAGTCCTGTCGACGCGGCATCATAGCCGGTCATCTTTTGTACGTTCATAGTTTGAACGTAGGTCGATGGGCTTGGGTCAACGGCAATCTTGTTTTGGTCCGTGCTGTTAGAGTCGGCAATCAGGGCCAGCGTAGGGAGGCCAGTGTTGACCACGGAGCTCTCGCTAAACGGTGAAACGCCCACGGCAACGTCCCATTTAAAAGCGTACAAAGTCAAAGGACTATTACTGTCAGATAACTTATAGCCTCCGCCGTCTTCCATCCACCAAGTCAAAGAATAGGTAGGGTCGCCGTCTGGGTAAATCGGGTACAAGTCGCCATTTGTTCGCATACCACTTGGGCAGATTTGCACCTTGTTAGCGTACGCCTGCATGATGCGGGTGTCGTTACCGTAGTAAATCTCCGGCATCAGGCTCGACGTATAGTTGATGGCCCCGACCGCAATCTGGAGGAAACGCTCGCCGTTGATGCTTACAATCTGACATTCAAAGGGAGACGGGCGTGCGCCCTGTCCTTGGCCATAGACCAGTTGCTCAGGTAAATAAGTGCTTGCAGGAATAGCAACTTGCGGAGCAAAGACTAGCGCGTCGCCGATGGGCGGAGTCCAAGGCTTATCGATGTTAAGCGACGTGCCCTGGCCAGAGGACGCGAAGGTATAACCGTTACCGGGTTGGATGCTCATGGCTTAGATGTTGGTATAGACCGAGGCGTGCCAACCTACTTTTGAATAGCGAATCTCGTACATGATTTTATACAGTGATCCAAACTCCTCAACGTTGACTTGCGAGAGAAGGTTTACGTTGCCGCCACCGCTGCCGACTCCAACAGGTGCCCAAGCGGGAAGTAACTCAAATATGCCCCAAGAGTTTGTGTCCGTTGCGCTGTTAAGAAGTGCAAGCAGTGCCTGCACATCCGCAAGGACCGTTGAATACATAACCCCTGAGTAACTTGTGGTCCTGGTCAGGTAGTTGGTCTTGCCATAAAAGTTAGGATAGGCTGGGTCGACAAAGCCAATGAAGCGGCCACCTTCTGAACTCTCAAAGCACGCACCGTTTTCGCCGACGTAGGACTGTTTCTTGGAGATGATAACCGTATTGAGGTTAATAATTTGAGTGATGTAGTCGGCTGGATTTTTAATCTCCACTAAGGGCCCGAGGTCGGACTGAGTGTAACTTGTACCAGCGATAGGGCCGGTAGTAAAGTTAGCGTCCTGGGCAAAGAAGTTTGGATGGGTTGAAATGTTCTCGGTCGTCAGGCCGTTAGCCGAGGATGTGTTCGGATTAGTACGCACGCCGCTATTAAAGGCCGTATCAATGCCGACGTAGTCAACCGTCAGGGTGGCGATGTCGAGCGTGTCCCAGCTGACTTTCCACTTGTCGAGTTTAAGGTACGAGTAAGCGGCGTCGGGGTGGGCGTTGCCCTTGACCACAAAAGCGTCGAGCTCGAAAGTCGTGTCGATTTTAAAGACGGTCGTCGAGGTGTTCAGGCCGAAGCCGTCAGCCGTTACCGTCCAGCCTGGTTGGAGTAGGGCGGTAGTTAAAGTGTTACCGTTAATTACAATTGCCATGAGTTAGTTATGATCAGGTGTTAAATTATTTGCCGGAGAGCATAGCGGCGCGGGAAGGACTTGAGGAAGTCGACTTAGTGTAATCGACCGGGACGCCGCCACCAGCAGGGCGGGCGATTGCTTCAAGGAGTGCGGTCTGCTTGCGAGACTCTTCGAGCTGCATGGTCATCGCTTCCATGACCGGGTTAGCGCCTACGCCGACGACGTTGGAGAAGCCCTCGGGGCCCTTGAAGGTTGTGCCTTTGGCCTTGGCCGCATCGTCGGATGTTTTTTGAGCGATTGCGTCACCTGTAGCTTTAGCCTGAGCCTGCACTTGTGGGTCATTAACGTCGCGCGCTTGAGATCTGCTCTCAAGGACTTTTTGCATATCTTCATTTCCCGCTATATCATTAATTCCAAGGAGCATCCCGGTACCCTTAATAGTTCGCCCAAGAGTGTCCATAAAACCGTTACCACCGGACATATATTGAACAACGGCTTTATCAGCTTCACCACCAAACATTCCCAAAAATCCTTTATCTGCGTCCAACTGTTCCTGAGCATATGCTTCCGCTCCAAGTTTGGCGTTCTTGCGATCTAATGCGTCTTGTTTTTTTCTTTCGACTTCACGCCCAGAAGAAACAGTGCCTGGACGCAAATACTTAGATTCGCCCTTTACGACAAAATCCATAGCGTCCTTTATTTTCTGTTTGTTCTCTGCAATGGCCGAAGAGATGGCCGAAATAGCTGAGTTAAGGATGACAAGCGGAGCTAAGAAGGATAGGGCAATATCTTTAAACGCCGTGCTAAACTTCTTGCTTACGTCGTCGACCTGTTTGGCAAAACTAACGGTGGCCAGCTTGGCCTTATCCATCGCCTGCGGAACATCCGAGGTCGTCTTGATATTTACTGACAGGTCTTGGGACATTGCTTAAGGGGTTACCATTGCAGGATTGGAAGCAGGCGGCGCCGCTTCCTTGGCTTCCTCCTCGGCCATGAAGGCTTCTTCCTCGGGAGACATGATCGCCACGTCCGCACCCTTAGAGATAGCCAGGGCGGAGTTAAGCCAGATGGCTTGGCACTCCGGCATCTCCCATGCGCGCTTCTCGTCGATGCCGTTTGTGATAAGGTTAGCGACGATGGACAACGGCCACGGCACACCCTTGCTTCCGCCGCTGGTCTTCTTAGTTTGCTCCCAGAACTTGGGCCAATCCTGCACAAGGATGTAGCCCGAGAAGGCTTCGAGCAGGGCCTCGAACTTGGCAGGGTTGCGGGATAGGTGCATCATCCTCAGCTGATCGCGCCAGCCTATGTCGCCCAGGGATTCTTCAGCGCACACTTGGCAGGCAAAGATAAGGTCGGCAGGAGTGATGCCGCGAGAGCCGGTCACTAGCGGGGAGTCGAAGGCCATCAGCCGTACCCGGTACTTTAAGCACCACGGGTACATGGAACGACCCAGCAGCCGAAAGGGTGCCGGGTCGATAAAGGCAGCGAGGAACCGTTTGTCCATACCGCCTAGTGTAGCCCACTTGGGGCTAAGTCAATTAGGCAGGAGAGATGCCTTCGTAATCGATAGCCGTGATGGACACCGAAGTAAAACCCTTGTTCTGGCCCTTGTCGTCAATTTTGGTAATCGTGCCCGAGAACGAAACCGAAGCCGAGCCCGATGGGTAAGCCGAAGCAGTGTTAAGCGTAAAGCTAAGGCTGGCGCCAAGAATAGGGACGACTGAGGTCTTGGCAATGCCTTCCACGGTCAGCTCACTCTTGCGGTCGTCTAGGCGGTGCGTCTTGGTCAGGCCAGTCTCATCGACCACCGTGGCTTCCGCGTTGAACGAGGACGAGAGGCTGTAGGACTGGACGAACAAATTGCCAAACGTACCGTTGGCGATTCCGTAGATACAGGTAGTTCCGTTAGAGATGGCGGCCATTTGAATATGCTCGGTTTGGTAACCTTACGCGGGGAAGACGGTGAGGATGTCGAACGTGAACGCGGTCGCCCAGGAGCGCTCGTCGATTCCCTCGTCTTCGGACTGCATGGTCACGTCATAGCAGGTCGCGTCGCCGGTGGCCGTAAAGGCCGCCTTGATGGAGGTCAGGTCACGCATATTGCCAGACAGGGCGGCACAGCGGAGGCGGTGATCGGCGAGGGTCGTGTCGTCGGCGTTTGAAAACAGCGTGATGCGGACCGAGCAGCTGAAGTTGCCTTCGCCTTCGGGGAGGTCGCTAGGAGCCCGGGCAGACTCGCAGAGGACCACGGCCTTGGGCAGGGTCTGGGTCGCGGCGCTGTCCCCGGTCAGGAACGTGACGGTGGTCAGCCCGGTCTGGGTCGAGAGGTAGGTCGCGACGGTGGATTCGACGATGTGACGGATGCTCTTCGTTCCCATTGTACCATTGCCCGCTTTGGTAGGGAAAGGGGCTTGACGGACTGGGTATGAGGTGCCTTACTCGGGTCGTTCGACCAATGCTCTGCCAACAGGACCCAGTCTTAGCCGCCTTCTTCGCCATGTTCGAGGATGCGATCCCGCGTCATCCTAAGCGCCGCACCCCTAAGGCCCGCCACGGCGCTATGCTGGCCCGCCTGTATGCTGGCGAGACACCCGCTTCCTACGTCTGCGAGCCCAAGGTCGACGGCCTGCGCGTCCTGATCACTGCGGACCTTTCCACCCGCACCGTCCGCTTCGAGACCCGCAACGGCAACCCTATGCCCTCCCTCGACCATCTGGCCGACGAGGTACTCGACCTCCTGGCTGGCAAGGCTGGCGTCTGGTCTCTCGATGGCGAGGCCGTGTCCGGCAAGTCGTTCTTTACCTCGGTCGGTGCCCTCCGCTCTGACCGCTCTGCCGACGATGCCCGAGTCTGGCTGTTTGACCTGCCCTCGCTGGATGGCGATTACAGCACCCGCCGTGCCTCGCTGGAGGCTTTGTTTGCCCGGTCCTACACTTCCTCCCTCCTGCTCATCCCAAGCGTCTCCTGCACCCCAGAGGAAGCCTTTGTCCGCTTTACCTCCGAGGGCTTCGAGGGTGCCATGGTCAAGGATACCGCCGCCCCCTACGCCCACGGCATCCGCTCCAGGGCTTGGCTCAAGGTCAAGGACGCCGACACTACGGACGCCGAGATCGTGGACGTGGTCGAAGGCACGGGCAAGTGCGCTGGGATGGCCGGCCACATCGTCGTGCGCTGCGGGCGTCGCCTAGTCAGCGTCGGCACTGGCATGGATAACGCCACACGCTCCGCCCTGCTCGCCGACCGCTCTCAGCTCATCGGCCAGACCGCCGAGGTAGACTTCCAGATGAAGACCCCACAAGGCTCCTTGCGCCACCCGGTGTTTGTCCGAGTGCGCGGGGACAAGTGATCACATCCCGTTCTTGCTTTTGGTGCGGGCGATAAACTTAGCCAGGTCTTGTTGCATCATCTTGTCCCGATTGCCTAGCGCAAGGGTCATAGTGTCAGCCGCGTCGGCGATGTAGTTGACGTTGCCTAGGAGGTTCTTGATTTGGATGAAGACCTCCTTGACGGTGTAAGTCTGGGTAGCCGAGCCTAGGCCGCCGTGTCGAGCGACCCACATTGTGTCCCGCAGCTTAGCGCCGAATCTACCGCTGGCGACATTGGCCTGCATGGGTGGCTTCAGCATCGTCAGCGCACGAAGCCAGCCAGCCTTGGTCTTACCGACCGCGGCTTGACGCTCCTTGATGTAGGCATCAAGCTCTTGCTTCGACTCAACCAGGAGACGAGGAACGCCAATCTTCTGCCCTCGCTTAATTCGTCCGCCAAACTTTGACTTAACACGATCATGATGACCTCGAAGGTCACGCGCATAATCGAAGCCGTACTCATTTGAGGCGATAGGTACGCGGGCTAGGTAGTTCTTGGCCTTTAGGAAAGCCCGGTCATAGTTCTGGTCGTTCAGGATTTTTGTCATGATCGGCGAGATGCGTAGAGTCTCGATGCGTGACCGCTTGATAATCTTGTCGAAGCCGGCACGGTTGTTCGTTTGGGTCGCATGGGCCAGACTTTGAAAAACAATGGCTTTCTGGATGTTGATGTTTCGGTCACCTACTGCCACAAAGATTTTACGGATGTCCCCGGCCACGGCTCCTTCGCCTGCTTTCTTGGCCGCGTTAGAAAGGCCTTGTCCGCCACCTGCTGCCATTGGCGGAGTGAAGATGGCTAAGTCTTGGCATAGAAGCATCGCCTGCTTCGTGGCGGCGCTCTGTGCATCCATGCCAATCTCACTAGCAACGCGCTTAAGGGTCGCATTAAACTCTTCAAGCGACTTCCTCGGGATGCTGACCGTCACCACGGCTTTACTGGTTATCGTCGATGACGACGAGCGTGATCCATGCCGACGCAGGCTTGTAGGTCTGGGTCGTGATGCGGACGGTCTTCCCGCCGGCGACGATTTTCTTGCCCTGGCCTAGGCTGGCGATGGGGACGCCTGCCGAGAGTAGGGCCGCCGATGACCCCGTAGAGCCGTCTGGAAGAGTCCAGGAGGCCGTTACGGCTGGCATCCTGACCGAGTACTGGGTCCGCTCACAATACCCCCCTGCTTCGAGGACGGTCATGACGGCGGGGTCAGAGATGAGGCACTGGAAGGTAATGGCCCCAGAGTTGGCGGTTCCGGCCACGCCGAAGTCCGCGATCATCTCTTTAGCGTCAGCGAGAAAGTCAGCGTAGAGGCTCATCCTATCATTGCTGCCTTTGGGAACTAGGCACAAAAAAGGGGCCCATTGCTGAGCCCCTTAAGTTGCGGCTTAGGCCGCAGTGCTCACGCGGTCTTCAAGCGCACCAACGAGGTCGACCGTCCAACAGCGCAACCCGCGAGTAGGGTACAAGTGACATTGAGATAGCCGCTCTGTTCCATTCCGACGAGAACCTGCACACCGAGACCCGTGCCAGCGTCGACAGCGTTCGCAACTTCGAAGCCGGGGATGCCTTCGGAGTCTGGCAAGGCGCTTGCGAAAGCGATTGCGTCTGGTCCTGCAACCCAGCCGGCCAAGCTTTCGGAGTTGGTAGCGAGGTTAGCGAACTGATAGATGCGGGCACCGGCGATGATACCGAGGTCGCCATCACGGATGATGGAGGCACCGAGGACGTTGTTGCCAACGATCGTGGTATCCTGACGGAGGTCAGAGATGTAGGTGCTGTTAAGAACGGCGTAGCGAGGGCTAGGAGCCTTGGCGTCGTCGAGGGTCTTCTGGACTCCAACGAGTTCGAGGTACGAGAGGGCGGCACCAGAGACAGTCGACACGCTGTAGTTAGCGTTGGTGACCTGAGTGTTGATGAGGTCCATGACCTTCTGGGCGAGACCGATACTAGCCGTCTGCGTGAAATTGGCCACGAAGAAGTCAGCGCCGTAGTCCTTCAGGTTCGAAGGGGTAAAGCGGCTGGAGATCTTGTAGTGACCGAGCGAGACAGCAGTCTGCGTGACAGTCGCGTCATCGCCGGTGAGGTAACCGCCAGCGCCGAACGTGGACGCGGTGGACGTGCCGATCAGGGGCACGGTGATGCTCATTCCGGCAGAGCCGGGACGAGCCGAGAAGACAGACGAGATACCCGAAAGGACGGGGAGCTTGTTCTGGAGAGCGGAGAGGACGCCAGCGGCCAGTACGGACGGGGCGGCGGTGATGGAATTAGCCATGAGTTAGTATTGAGTAGGGTTGAGGGAAATTAGAAAGAGGCCTTGATGATCGCGGAGCGATGGGCCTCAAAGTAGGCGTTGCGTTCCTTGGACCCGACAGGCAGGGCCATGAAAGCGACGTAGTGGTTGACGGCCTCGGCGGGAGCACCGTCGCCCTGGGGAAGGGCAACCGGGGTGACGCCGACAGACGCGGCAATCTTAGCGGCCTCTTTGGAGGCGCTGACCTTAGTGGCTTCGGCTTCGAGAGCGGCGACCTTAAGAGCGGCGGCTTCGGCTTCGATGGTCTTGACGACTTCGGTGAGGCTGGCGATGGACGCGTCCTTAACGCTGGCTTCGACCTTCAGGCTTTCGAGTTCCGCGGCGGCGCCGACGGTGAGTTTCTCGACGGTGGCACGGAGGTCATCGCGTTCGGCAGTAAGGCCCGAGAGGGCAGCCGAGGCTTCGAGCAATTGTTCTTCGATGGTCATCTTGGTAATGCGGGAGATGGAAACAGCCGAGGCTTACTCTTTGACGAGGGAGCCTGGGATGACCCACAGCTTGCAGATGCCGTTCGGGTCGATGTCGCCGGATACGAGTCCACAGCCGCGAGGACCGCGGTAGAAAACGCAGTTCTGGCAGAGCAGGCCTTGAGCGCCAAAGGGCGAGGCGGCGACGTAGTGAGCGCCTTCAGGGCCAGAGCCTTGGTCGAACATTCCGAAGGTCTCTTCGACGTCCATATAACCATCAATCATCTCGCGCTGACGCGGGGAGAGGAGGGCGAGCACCTCTTCTTCGATATCGGAGGCCTTGGGCTTGAGGAGGCTTATGGCCTTCCCACCCTTGGCAAAGGCATGCACGGCGGTCGGGACGGCGGAGGTTGAGCCAGCGAACTTAGCCAGGGCTTCGGTGAAAGAATCGGAGAGCGCGGCGACGAGTCCGTTCTGGGCGGCTTGCTTGCCGGAGAAGGTCTGGCCTTCCATGGAGTCGGCCTGCACCATCTTGCGCTTCATGTTCACGGCGGTCTTGAACTCGGCATGGATTTCGTCAACCGAGGCCTGAAGGTTGCTGATCTGGTCAGGGTTAAGGGACGTACCCTCGATGCCTGCACCCTTGAACTTGCCGGACTTTAGGACGACCATTTTAATACCAGCCATCTCTGCCGCCTTGGAGTAGTCAGGGATTGCGAGATAGACGCCAATCGAACCGATGGTCGCAGAGGGGCTTGACACTACCCTATCTGCGGCGGAGCCAATCCAATAGGCGGCGGAGGCCATCTCGGAATCCGTGTAGGCCATGGTCGGCTTCTTGAGGTTGCGGACCTTGTTCGCGAGCTCCTCGACGCCGGTGACCGTGCCACCCGGGGAGGAGATTTGCAGGGCGATGCTGGTGACCTCTGGAGCTGAGGCGAAAGCGTCGACCGCGTTGGAGATATCGTTCACGTCGACCGCGCCCATCATCTTTTCCATCGGGGAGAGGCCCTTGCCGATGACGCCCACGATCGGGATGACGCCGATGCCGTCGACGATATAGGGCTGGGGGGCGGTGCCGAAGAGCTGCGAGAGCAAATCAGTGAAGCCAAACTTCTCGGCGAGGACGGCGTGGTCCTTAGCCTTGGTCGGGTCGATAAGGAGGGGCTCGCGGCCCGAGAGGCCATTGGTAAGGAAGCGCATAAAGTTATTCGGAAAGGGTGGCGTCAGGAGCCGGTTCGGATTGGTCGACCTGGTCAACGGTACCCACAGGGGTGTTGGACGGACGGAAGAGCAGTTCGAATGGGATGCCGTAGGTCTTCGATAGGTCTTGGATGTAGACCATGTCGGATGCCCGCTTCTGCATCTCGGTGCGGAAGTCTAAGCCACGCTGGGCGTAGAGCTCAGACATCGACAGCAAGCCCATCTCGACATCCGCACGATCGTTGGCGGCTTCGCGGCCAGCGTCCACCGTCACGCTCTTCGGGGTCGTCCAAGAGACGGAGGCCCACTGCGGGTCGTCAGGGATTTCGCCGTCGGCGATGCCCTGTCCGATGATGTAGCCCCAAGTCGGCACGCAGAATTGTTCGATGACGATGGTCTGGTACTTGCTGAAAACGCGGCCGGCCTTGGCGGTAACGAGACGCACGGTGGCGCCGCCTAGCTTGGAGGAGTCGCCGACGAACTCGTAAGGCAGCACGCCCTGAGCGATGTCGCGTTCGAGCGCCTGGATGAACCCGGTGAAGGTTGGGTTCGGGCGGTTGCTCATGTGGGAGGTCAGGGCCTCGCCTTGGTCGAGCACTAAAAGTTTGCCGCCCATCGTGTTGGCGATGGAGGAATAGGAGGAGGTGTTCAGGGCACCGAGCTCGTTGGCCGTGTCTTGGTCGAGGATGCCGCCCTGCTTCGTAATCACGCGGGTGACGTCAGCGTTGTCCTTCACACCCTGCTTCTCGAGAGCGAGGATTTCCATCTCGTCTTGGATGGAGTTGATAGAGTGCTGGAGGAGCGGAACGCCGCGGGCCCCGGATGCGTACTCGTGGTCGACGACGTGCATCATGGACTGAGCCAGAATCTGGCGGTTGCCGCCGTCCGACTTGTAAACGTTGCAGGCGACGTACTCGCCGTATGGACCGAAGATGATACCGTCGTGGATGCCAGGGATGACGACCGTCTCTTCGAGGGGGTCGCCAACGCGGTGGGCTTCCATCAGCTGAATCTTGGCTTCGCCGGCGCCGTTGCGGACCTTGGCGGCGAAGGAGTCACCGTCACGGATCATACCGCGGAGGAGGATAGCCTGGGCCTGATAGAATGAGAAACGGTTCGTGATGTCGATGCGCTTGGCCTTCTCGGCGAAGTAGGTTTCGTAGGTCTCCTGCATCTCAGGGGTCGACGCGTGGGACTGCGGTTTGATGCCGTCGCCCACTCCGTAGAGCACCATGTCGGCCAGAATCTGTTTGAATAGTCCACTGTTACGCTCGGCCCATCGGCACTTGCGCATCATCGCCATGCGGTTCCACGGCGTCAGGTCTTGGCGTAGGTCGCCCGGTGCACGGCCAAAGATAGCGCGGCGGGCGTTCGAGAACATCGTGCTCTGCCAGCCAGAGTAACTGCCACCGAAGCCGCTGCCTCCACCGTTATCCATCACAGCGGCCTGTGGCTTGAGCGTAGGCGCATCAGCCGCGGGCTTGAGCACGGGCTTACGAAGGCTGACAGTGGGGACTTTGGTCTTGCGGGGGGCCATAGATTAATCGCGGCGCGTAGCCCACGACGTCGAGATAGTCGTGATAGAGCGTCCGTAGGTCTGCGGGTCGAGGCGGCTTAAAGCGAACATGGCCTCGCCGAGCATCTCCTTTGGGGGCATGGCGAACTGCTTGGACGCGGAGGAGCCGGAGTCCGAGTAGGACATCAGGGTCTTGCCCTCCATGATCATAGCGAGAGCCTTGGCCTTGATGTCGAGGAGTTCGCACTCCGTAAGTCCGATGAAGATTCCAGAGCTCATTTAGATATGCCCAGAATGGAAGCCGAAGGGGGGTGCGCCGAACGACCCACGCCACAAGCTTCTTCCGTCTTGCAACATCGAACGACGCACCCTTGCAGATAGAGTTATCATGTTCCGCTCTGAGGCAAGTCGGTTTCGGTGGTTTCCCGCCCGGCGATACCCCAGCGGACGGCGGCGAGGAGGGCGAGGATTTCACAGTCGAGGGCGTGGTTGTCCTTCTTGCCCTGGGGGAGTATCCAGTGCGCCTTGCCCGTGCGGCGGTCTTTGACGCGGACTTCGGAGTTCAGCTGCGAGACGTACTCGGGGTCAGCGTCGAGGGCGTAGGTCCAGACCTTGCGGGCCCGTAGGCCGTGAAGGAGGTCTTTGCCGGCGAGGTTGGAGTGCGAGACGAGGATGGCACGTTGAGGGATGCCAGGGACGACGATGGCCTGCTTTTCGGAGTAGTAGCGGCGGCTGGTCTTTCCGTCCCGATCGGTTACCGCGAAGTCTTCCGAGCCCGAGCCCTTGGCCGTCTTCCAATTACGCTTGGCGCACTCGCGGTAGACCTCGGAGGTATTGTCACCCGAGTCGACGAAGACCATGGCTTGGTGGACCGCGTACTGTTTTGCGTACGCCTCGACGTTGTCCCAAGTCTCGATGCGGGCGAAGGCCAGCAGCCGACTATGCCCGGTCTTAGCCCAGCGCCGAACGACCACCCAGAAGTGACCGCGCTGAACGTCGACGCCCATCGTGCGGAAGGCGATGCTCCCTTGCGGTGCGTCCGTCTGCTCGATGACCCGACCCTTTGGCGAGATCATGGCCTCGGCATCCCACGCGTCGCCCATCTTGTAGTTGGCAGACTCGGCGGTGCTGACCATATCGCCACCTTCTTCTGACCAGGGCATTGCCAGCCGCTTCTGCTTGAACTGCATCCGAGCGTTGTCGTCGCCGTACTGGTCGACCGACTCCTTGGCCTTGAGCATGAGCACGCCGAGCTCGCCCCAGCTCATCGTCGCAAGGGCGTTCCAGTGCAGGCCGATATGACCAGCGTTGACCGATGCGGCGGTGGCGATGAACGAGCCGCGTGAGTTGGCTTCGATGCGTGTGGCGTTAGTGTCAGGGAGCAAGGTGCGGCAGGACGCACACTCGTAGGTCGTGCCGGCGTTGACCTTGTGCAAGTCCCATGACCCGCTGACCTTTGCGTCCTCGGGGAATCTGATCTGCTCCCACACCCAGGGCTGAAGGTTGTCACACTTCGGGCATCGGAAGTTCCAGTCACGCTGGTCGGTCGTCTCGTGCAGCTGATGAAACTCCTGACCCGCCTTGCCACCCTGCGACATAAAGATGCGCTTCCCCATCCAGCCGAAGGCCGTGACGCGCGCGCTGAGTTCGGCTAGGTGACCGGGCGGGCTCATCCAGCACTCGTCGGCTATCGTGTAACGTAGCGACAGGCGCTGAAGGTTAGCCTCGTTCCAGATGCCGCGACAGTAAAGCGTCATGCGGTCGAAGTCCGTCGTCGTCGAGCGGTCCATGTCGTCAAGCGAGATGCGGTCCTTCACTGGCGGGCAGTTATTCCAGAGAGGTCGAAGGTAGCGTAGGCTGAAGTCTCGCGCCTCGGGGTCCGTAGCCTGAGCAAGTAGGCAGGGGCCAGGAGCGTTGGCGATAATGTGGCAGGTGAACAAACGAGCGAAGAGAGATTTGCCCGACTGGATGCTGGCAAGGATGGTCAGGAGTTTGGTCTCGGGGTCGGCGGCAATGCGTAACGCCTCGGCAATCCACGGCGTCCGCTCTGATCGGAACGGCCCGGGCATCGGTGAGTCAGGGATGGCGTGCACGTTGTCCTCCAGCCAGTCGACGATGTCGCCCGAGTCCGAAGGCTTGAGCACGTCCCGCCCGATGCGGAGCAGGTCACTCTTGTTCATCGACGGCGGAGAGTTCGGCCTTCACGCGGCGCACCCAAGCCTCGAGCACCTTTACGGCCTTGGCAGGATTCTCGGGGTTGCACCCTTCGGCCACGTCGAGGGCGAGTTTGTCGAGACGGTTGACCACGCCCGACGCAAGTTCGCGCATGGCTTCGCCGGCTTCCTTCGACGAGATGTAGTCCTTAGCCAGGATGAGTCGGCGTTCCTGTTCCTCTTCGAGAGCGACAAGCGTCTTCAGAGATTGGTTATAACTCGTCTGGTACTTCGGTCCGTTCGGATCGCCCTGCTCCATGGCCGCCTGCCAGACGCCGCGAGCCCGACCGACTAAAGCCCGGTGCTGTTGGATAGTGTCGGCCAGCGTGCCGTCGTCGAGCTGCGCCGGTGCGGGTTGCGGTGCTCGTGCGCGTTGCACGCCAGCCCGGGTTTCCCGCCACGCTTTGGCCGCATCGATGGAGTCGGTCGGCATGCCGTCTTTGCGAAGCGCTGAAATACGCTGCGCAGTGACGCCTAAGGCAAGGCCGAGTTCGGCGTTGGTCAAAGCCATGGGTTTGAGAGAGAAACCCCATGAAAACGCAAAGTGACCCCACAGAAAACCTCCGTGGTGTCGGGCCACGAGCAGGTAGGGTGGGGGTCTAGGAGACTCCTTAACGGGGGTATATGGGCCTTATTCATCGCTTGGGCATCTTGTGCTTATCCCTGCGTGAATTGATATGCGGGAACAATCCGCACGCGTCACCGTTCACCGTCGAGCGTATTTGCCGCGCACGTTTCTGTGCCCAGATGTGCGAGCGTCCATACATCCGGGCGATGGTGCGTGAGTCGAGACAGCCAGGGAGTGACAGCGCCCATCGGATGAGCTCAACGTGACGACGGAAGTGCATCGAGTCTGACTGAGCGATGGCATCCATGAACGCACCTAGCATCACGCCAACGTGATCGCGTGAGATGAAGGAGTCGACCTCAGTGCGGTGCTCATCAGCTGTAGGATTGAACGCCCACTTAGGATGGTTAGCGTCGATGCAGAAGACGTGCCTCGACTGAACCATCTCGCGGTACGGCAGCACACCGGACTCACGCATCTTCTCTTGGACTTTCTTAGGCTGAGCAAAGAACCACGCGTCAAACGACTTAGCCTCAGCGGTCGGCGCTGTCAGGTCGTTGATAGTCGCGGCCTTGGTCACGCGCTCATTTGGTAAGGATGTTACTCAGCGGGCAAGTTGCAAAGGTTATGCCATAAGCCGTCGGCCTTGAACTCCATCATGCCATGCCGACGCATCCGCCAGATGAGGGATGACATCTTCCCGGTGTAGTTAAAGTCCTTTAGGATATATCCCCTTAAGGTCGCAGTGTCTAAGGTGTTAGGCCAAGTGCTCATGGCTTCCCTGATCCGTTGGTTCTTCTCATCCTTAGCTGTCTTGGCTACGGCAATAGCCTTAGCTCGTATACCTTCCATCTTCTCCGGCTGTTCCCTCCAAGCCTTCTGGCGATACCTGGTCAGGCTCAGCTTACGCAGTACCCATCCTCTCTGCGCCTTAGTACGGTTACGTTTGCTCATCGCATTAAACTTACGGACTCGCTAGAGACTCGGTCGAACCCCAAGCGTAAGCGCAAGGGGGTGAGACTAGAGTCACCCTTGTACGTAGTACATGGGACAGATGTTGAGTAAGATGTTGAGGGGGGGTGCATAGTGGGTCTAAAGGTAGGGGTACGGGTGTTGACTCTCAGTTGATGTCTAAACGCCTTGGCGACCCCTTAGCGGGGCGGGAATCGCTATCCATTTGGGCTGACTGGGTAGCACTCTGGGAGGGAGGCTGGCTGTATTCCCAGCGGATGACCCCAGTCTGGGAGGCGTGGCGGATGTAAATCTCACCCTTAAAGGCTCCGTCGGCGTCCTTCAGGCCAGCACGTCCACGGCGCTTAGTCAGGCCGAACTTGTAGATAGGGTCTTCACCCTGGCATCGGAAGAGCACGGCTACCTCGCGGAACCAGTTGGTAAACTCGGAGGAGCCAAGGCCAGCGTAGGCTAGGTCGGCGACGGTGTGACCTTCCTTGTCGGCTGAGGTCTTAGGCTTCCCGGTATGGTGCATGGCGACGAGGACGGCTCCCGTCTCGAGTAGGATCGGGGCAAGGTCGTGGCGTAGAAACTTGGAGGCTTGCTCCTGGTCAGAGACGTCGATGCCGGCAAAGGAGAGCAGCGGGTCCACGAAGACGATGTCGGCGCGGTGCTCGATAACGAGCTGACGAAGGGCGGCGGTGAAGGTCGTGCCGGTGCTGACCGTGTCGCGGTAGATGGCTAGGTGATCGCGTAAGGTTAAGCGCTCGTTGCTATCAAGGTGACCACCAGCGATGACATCTTGCAGTGCTTCACTGATGTCGCCCGCATCATTCTCGGCTTGGAGAACAATCGCACGGAGCGGGCGGGCGGGCTTGATGCCGAAGAAGTCACGGCCTAAAGACCAATGCACGGCGGCCTGCATCATGAGGGACGACTTGCCGGTGCCTGACTGCCCGACGATCAGGAGTGAGCCACCCTTGCAGAGCCAGCGGTGATTGCCAAGTATGGTGCTCGGGTCTTCTTTGCGCTCAAAAGACAGCAGGGAGTCGAAGTCCATACGCTGCGGGCCGTAGCCTCGGGTCTTCGAGCCCTTACGCTTATCTGCCAGACGAGCATAGTGGTCAAGCAGCGCATCCGGGTTAGTGGCGTTAGACGCGGCGTTAGATGCCTCACGGAGGATGGCGGCATCGGTAATTAGGTCGACGTGCTCAGGGCGATATATCGATTGACCGGCATCACTGACTAAGAGTGAGACGGTGGCCGCATCAACAGGTGAGCGGAACTCGCGTAGGCGTTGCGAGACGGTCAGCTCGTCGGCAGGGATACCATCAACAGCCAGGGATAAGGCCGCCGCAAATATATCTTGGTGAACAGGCTCGAAGAAGTCGGACGCCTTTAATTCAGTTGGTAGCGTGAGCGCGTCACGGAGGAGAACGCCGAGGAGGTGGCGTTCCGCCGGCACGTTGTTCGGAGGAGTCATGGAAGAAGAGGATGGGGTTTGCGGGCGTGGGTGCCCTTGGTCAAGGTGATTGCTTTGCCGTTGGACGGTAATGCGGGACTGAGCGGACACCAGCAGGGGTTTTAATACGGAAGTGTTTTACTTCCATCGTGCCCTGAGCAAGCGACTGATTAAGCATCTTGCATACTTGAGAGCATGAGCGTTTCCACAAGAGGCACAGCTCGCGGTTAGTTTTATAGTTTTTCGGTACGGTATCGATGCTGTTCTTTAAAGCGCCGAGGAACGCCGCCATGTGCGGATCAGGTGATTTCATTTATTCTTAGGCGTGTAGAGTTTCAAATCAGTCTGCCATATCCATTGCCGGCCAACTTTATGCACGAGCCAAACCTTCCAATCGTCGCCATGCACCCATCCAGCCGCAAAGCCGCTACCCCATCGAGATGTAGCCAAGCGTTGTGAGGCGTAGGCCATTGCGTCCTTGAGGCATAGACAGCCAGCGGAGAACGCGGCGCCGCCCCCATGCTTGGTTAGGTTTACTTGTTGGAGGGTGTGCGTATGTCCGTGAATAACTCCACCACCAGTCGACGCGTAATGGCTTCCCTGGAGCGATGTGGCGTTAACGCCGTAGGCGTAGCCATGAATGAAGGCCACCGGGCCGAGACGATAGACACCCTTCTCAGCGTGATAGGGCAGGATGGTCTTAGCACCGGCTTGCTTGGCAGCTGAGTTGATGGCGGTCTTAACGTCGGTGCAATAGTCGCGGACAATAGCCGAGCCAGAGTTTGCAATGAGAGAGTCAAGGCGTGCCTCATGATTGCCCCAAAGGTAGACGGTCGGCTTGAAGCTACGGAGGAACTCGATACCGTCATCGATATCGGCCTTCAGGCTTTCAGCGCTCTCGGCATCCGTACCAACGCCGCGACGGAGTGATCGGAAGTCAAAGCAGTCCCCAAGGCAAACGCGTACCGTCGGCTTATAATCGTTGCAGAACTCGCGTAGGGCATCGAGGGCTTCCGGGTCAGCCATGTCACCGTGGTTATCTCCGGCGGCAACAAAGCGGGTCGGGGTGCTCATCGAATATTAACGTGAGGGATAGCCTTGCCGGAGTCAAAGGCCGCGAGCATCTCGTCACGGCGCTTGCGGGCGGTCAGTAGGTCATGGCCGATGTTCTCGACGATGTCCGTGCCGCGACGACGGAGGCGGAACCAGTAGCAGTCGCCCAGGCGTTGCAGGTGATGGTTCGGGTTATCAGTGATGACGCGGTCCGACTTGCGGTGGCCCTTGCTTACCGTGTACTTTGGGCAGGCTAAGAGAAACGCGACGCGATCAGGAGGCAGGCCAACCTTGCGAGCCCATGCCAGCGTCTCGAGGGTTAGAGTCTCCATGACTTTGCAAGTAGGCGGCCTTCGTTCATAATCTGTTGGCGGGCGTTCGGCTTGAAGATATACTCTTGGTCAAAGGAGTGCGAGGCGCGTATCTCGGCGATGCTGTCGAGCTCTTCGTCGTTCGCCGGGCCGACGCCAGTGGTCGAGACGTAGACCGTGCGAACCTTCCAGCCCTTCTCCCAAAGGATGTCCTGACAGACGCGCAGCTCGTTGATGTAACGCCAGTCGGAGCAGACCACGGTTTCGGGGCTGACGCTGTCGTGGTGCTTCATCACCGGCACCCAGTTGGCGAAGTGCCGGGCAAAGACATCCTGATCTAAGCGCCGTGCAAAGCGACCCATCTGCACCAGTGCATCGCGGTTCTCAACCTTGAAGTCTTCGTTCAGGAAGTTGCCATCGAGTCCGAGGTAGTCCATGAAGTGGTTACCGGCCTCCTTAAGCGCGTCGGCAAAGTTGATGTGCTCGGCGGCTCGGGTCGACCATTCGAGCAGACCCGTGGCTAGGGTGTCCTTCCCCGCCCTAGCGAAACCACTGATCAGGACGAGCGTTGGGGCGGACATCGGCAAGGGTGCTTCGTCGGTCATAGCCTCAGAAGGGAGGGTTGTCTGGTAGGGCGTCCTTAACCACCGGCTTCTGGGAGCCCTTGGGGTAAGTCATCTTATATTTAAACTGAGGCTTGCCGTTATACTCACCGTTGGCTTCACACTCTACGCCGACGAGGATGGTCTGGCCGCAGGCGGGCTCGAGGTACTGGAGGTACTCGGCAGCCGTAGCGTCCAGCCTGATCTCCTCGGTGAACTTGCCGGAGTATTTGCCGACAAGCATAGCGAGGGCCTTGCCGTACTTGGTCGAGAAGTTCTTCGACAGGCAGAAGCCATTATGGTCGACGAAGAAGAGGCGGGCGGAGCAAGTGCCGTCCTCCCAGACTTTGACCTTCTCAAACTTGGGCTTGATGAGCTTCAGCTTGTAAGTGCCATTGGTCGAGATGGAGGTGAGGACGGGGCGATCGTTATTTTCGGTGGTCATGTTAGTATTAGGCAAAAGTAATAGCGGTGGAGGTAGACGGGCCCTTGATGTCGATAACCTGGACTTCGTCACCGTAGGCAGGCCACTCCCCAAGGGTCGTGCAATCGCGGTAGGCTTGCAGCGCCTTCTCAAAGTCGGAGCAGGCGTAGGACATCAGCTCAGGACCAATCTCGACCCATGCCGTAGCATAGGGCGGAGCTTTCTCAACGAAGAGGAAGCGGAAGCCAAGCAGTCGACGCTCAAAGGCCGTCTCGAAGCACAGGCGGTAGAAGTAGGCTTGCAGATTGTAGCGGTAAGCCCGGATAGACTTAAGGATGCCAGCAGGGGACGCGTCCTCAGTGGTCTTCAGGTCGTACAGGTAGCCGTCCGAGCCCACGCCGTCGATGGCACACTTCAGCTGCACTCCGCAGTGATCCGTGGTGAACATGAACTCAGTCATCTCGAAGGTGACCTCGGCACGCTCGAGGGCGTGCTTGGCGGCTGACGCGATGATGTGGCACTCGCAGGACTCCTCGGCGCTGACGACCGTCATGCCGGGCTTGAGGGAGGACTGGAAGGCTTCATAGGTGGCCTTGCCGTCCTTGGTGCGGCGGTCGCACTCGGGGGCCGTGACGAACTTCTCGTTAAGGAGTTCAGGCTGGAGCACGGCGCAGTGGATGAGCGAGCCCATACGCAGGGCCTTGGTTTCCTCACGCTCCTGGTTTAGGTAAGCCTGATAGTGGGCCGGTGATTTCAGCAGCTCTTTGGAGCCACTGTAGTTCAGCGCCTGAATGCCGTCATACAGGATGCGGTGGGTGATAGGTTCGGGTGGGATACGCATTGTGGTGTGGTGTTATTGGGTTGTTGGAAATTAAAGGGCGTCGTCTTCGGGGACGGCTTCCTCAACGCTGGCGGAAATACGGCGGACATCTTCCAGCGCGGCCTCGGCGGCGTTCTCCATAATCTCGAGCGTATTGCGTAGGACACGCAACTGCACGGCGATGACGTGTATCCGGTCATGGAGAGGTTTAACCTGGGCGGCTTCATCAGCCGTCTCGATGTGATCGGTGAAGACCTGTAGCTCAGTGATGGCCGAACGGTTTAAATCCGACAGCGTGAGGATGTCGGCGTCGTGTTGTTCATAGCGTCCGGCAATGTGCTGAACGGTGGCTAACGAGCCCGTGATATTTTCCACGAGGCGCTTGATGGATTCGCGGTTGGTCATCGGTTAAAAGTAAGTTCCTTTATCTCGCCGTTAGGGGCAAGCGTGAAAAAGCGAACTTGTGACCGGGCAAGGGATGGGTGCGTCTTGCGCTTCCACATCCCAAGGTCGGAGAGATAGTCGGCGTGCTTGTGAGCGGTCATCTCAACGTACGGGTAGCCATCGAGGAGTAGGAGTAGGGCGTATTGACCGGCAACGGTCTTAGCGATGCGCTCGATGCCGGCGGGTAAGTCAGGCATTGTTCCGGGCCTCTTGCCAATCTTCAATGGCCTCGACAATCTCTTGAGGTGCGACTTCCGTGGCGTGGCGAACGCAGTACCAGATGGCGTCACCGGCCTCACGCATGGCTTCAAGGCGTTCCTCCAGCTGCTTGATGCGGGCCTGAGCGGCGAGGAGTTCGTTCTGGGCGTTGGCGGCCTTGACGGCGTCGTTAAAGAAAGCGAAGGGATCAGGCTGGCTCATTTGGTCAAAGGGCGAGGGGTGGATGGGTGAACTAGGACAGTCTGATTGGATGCCGTAGCACGAAAGGCCGATGCCGCGACAGCGCCGTCGTCGTCGAGGTCGACACTGATACCGCAAGCCGTCTGGATGGACTGACGGCGGATGTATGTGATGGCGCCGCCAATCTTCTGAGCGTCAAGACCCTCGGCCTTGACCATCAGGCGACCGAAGTCGAAGCGCTCACCAGACGCGTGGAGGAAGGCGGTGTTGATGCCGACCTTACCTTCCTCGGAGACAAGCGTCTGGATCAAAGCCAGGTTGTGCTTGAGGAGGACGGGCTTGATGGCGTCGAGCAGCGCGTCGAGGGAGACGTAGCGGTTCTTGAAGCCGGGGTTTACTTTGTTGGCCTTGACGTTATCGAGCTCAGCGAGAGCGGCGACTAGGTCAGTGGTGGGGGATTTTGAGGGCGTGGTGCTCATGGTGGTAAATTATTTGGCTTCGGCAGACTTGGTGACTTCACCGGCTTTGATGGTGGCCTCGATGTCAGCCAGGGACATCCGGGTGTAGTCGGGGACGAAGAGGTTGTAGTACGTCACGCCATTACGTACGGTCGGGGTCAGTAGGCGAGCGACCTTCTGATCAGGTAATACGATGTAAGACGAGTCCGCGATAATGCGGTACTCAGAGGGGGATTTGAGGTCTTTCTTCATTAGGTAGGGAGATTAGTTAATGACGGCGCGGCGGGCGGAGTCAAAGATTAGGAGCGCGTCGGCGTTCCAGAGCGTAACGTCGATGTTCGGGAAAAGTTCGGCAGCGCGGGCCTTGAGTTTGTTCTTCCACTGGGTCGTGGTCAGTTCGCCCTTAGTGCCGCAGGTGTGCGTCTTCTGCCAGATGGCCGGACGAATGCGGTGAATCTTCCAGCCCATAGCGACGGCGGCGCCGTAGAGTACGCCCGTGTTCCACATCAGTTTGCCGATGGCCGAGCCGGGGATGTTCTTGCCGGCAAAGAGAGGAGGTTCCTCAAGATATAGGCTTACGTCCTTGGCTTTGCAGGTTAAATCGGCGAGGAGTTGGCAGACTTCGACATCGGTACCTGGCATCTTAGCGCACTCGACAGGATCACCTTCAAACGACCAGACGATGCCACCGTTTACGCCAGGGTCTATCGCTACAAGCAAGTGCATGGGCAAGACTCTTGTCACTTACTTCTCTGGGACAAGCGGAAAAGATTGGCGACGCGGATTGCGTAGTCGTTCGGGGCGAAGTTTAGCCGGTGGGCGCCGAGTACGCCACGGTTCCAGCATAGGGCGATGACTTCAGGGGTAGGGGTGGGGATTCCAAGGGATGCCAAACGCGATCGGATGACGCGGAGGTAAGCAAGGGCCGTCATGTCTTGGGCCGTAGCGTCGCGCCACTGGCCGAAAGAATAGGA